TGGTGGCATTGATAACCACCCCATATTTCTTCATGGTCTCATAATTGCCGACCAGGGCAGACTGGATATCGCCCATGACCTGAGCCGTAGGAAGATTATTAAACGACCCGAGGTCGGCAGAGAGCTTGACTATTTCAAATGACATATCGGCGGCTTTGTCCGAAGCCATGCCCATCGGAACAAGCAGGTCTTGCATCTCCGCAAGGAACTTAGAACCCTCCAGGCGCGACATTGCGAAATTGTCAGTAAGCGTTTTTAGGAATCCCTGGGCTTTACTTTCCTGTCCGGAAAATACGACGTTAAATTTCGAGGTTGTCTCTTCGAGGTCTGATGCATATTTTACCGCAAATCCCACGCCGAGTGATATGGTGGCTCCGATTGCCGTGAGCGCTGTTCCGAGAGTTCTCATTCCCTCGGCGGTCTTCTTGGTCTTTTCCTCAAGTTTGTCTGATTCGGTGACAGCCCCCCTCACCGCCGCCTTGAATTTATCAGAATTAAGAAGAAGCTCTATTTCCGCAGAGCCTATATTTACCGCGCCTGGCATTTATGCACCTTTCAAATTAGGCATGCCGATTGCCATCTTAAACGCCCGCATATTTGGATAGGAGAGTCGTCCGGTATAACGCGATCCCCCTGCGCTATCCGGTTTGTATGCCGATGGAATATTTGGTTGTCTATTCCCCATAATTTCCTCATTAGCAATTAAGCATACCATTGTATCAATATTGAGATCATTCCACGACCCGCTCAGGAACCTGCTCGGCCTCACTCCGTATTCCTTCGCCATCAGATGCAGGAGGAGTATCTGGTCCCGGCTTACGAAAAAACTGTTTGCCATCAATTTGCGGCATTATAATTCCGAGTATCGCCATAAGGTCTGGGAACTGAACATCATCAACCGGGAATTTATCAGGCTCTTTAACCACATCATGAGTAAGCGCCGGTTCAATGACCGCCAAAACGGCAAGCTGTTTTGCCATCTTTATCATCTCCGGCATGTCATTATCCGTCAGCGTATCCAGTAATTCTTTCTTGGACTGCTCTTCTATTTCCGCTTGCTGCTCTTTAGACTTTCCGCGTTTTGAAAATTCATGTTTCGATATGATTGTTTCGAGTTTACGGAATTTGTTATAAAATGAAATTGGCTGCATTCCCGCTTCATAAAGATCGGGTGTTGTCACTCCGCGTATTTTTACCCTTTGCCCGCTTGGCAATTCATGGATTGATATTGCCCGGACCTTGCGTTGCCGCCAGACAGATGGTGCAATCCTGTCATTATTTTCCATATTGTCCTCCAGGTGGTGAGGTTATTATTGATTATGCGGATGTGGAATCGCCGAGTAGGAACAATTGATCCCCATCATCGCGTGTGCTATCTCTCATGCCGACAAAAACAAGCGGCCACATTCGGACAGACAGGCCGAACGCGACCTCAACCGCCTGCGTCACGACTGCCTTATAAATCGTCACGTCCTCATTGTCATCGTCTGCGTAAACAGGTTCGAGTTTTAATTGATGGGAATATGTGGACATTCGGACATTCGATCCGCCAACTTTTATCTTTGCTTTTCCTGCGCCTGCGCTATATGTTCCATCTGCAAATCCATATTGCAGTTGTGTGAGATCGGATTCATTGACCGGAACGGTGCAACGGATGCCCCTGAATGTTACGAAGATTTCTTCCAGCATATTAAATTGTTCTGAACGGTGCTCCAAAGTTTCAAGCTGAAAAGACACGGTGATAGCTCCGCTAACGCCGCCCATGTCCACGCTATTATAGGTCACTTTGCATGATCCGATCTGAACATCTGCCGGTGTGGTCGTAGGTAAAGTAGCCATTTATTATTATACCTCCCTGCATTTAAATTGATAGATGCCGTCTACCGTCGGGATGCCTTTATCATCATTGCTGTCATTTGGCCCGGCATTCTCCATTGACCATAACACGGAGACCTCGCCGGCCATATAATTCCCTTTTCGATGGAAAAGGTTTCGGACTTGATTGTACAATGCCGTTGCTTTTTTTGCCGATGTATCACGACATACAATCAATATCCTGGCATTGTCTATGGGATTATATTCGTCTCCTCCAAACGAACCAATGCGTCTGATAAGAATAGCCTTATCTGGAGTCGTATTGCCGAACTCTTTTGTATTAACAGTGACACCAGGAATGCCATTCCGGAGAAATAATTTTATCCCCGGACAAACATCAAGGCTTTTTGTAGTAACTGTTGACATTTATTTCTGTTCCTTTAAACTCTTAAGCCATTTCTTAACCACATCTCCGGCAATAGCTCCGAGATGCTCTTTTGTTTCAAATACCGCCGGTGCCAGAAATGGACGCGGTTTCATTCCCTGTACCGAACGTGCGAATATCCATTTGCCTGATTTGTCCTGCCATGCAAGAAACTTTTTTACCCGTGGTGTTATTCTCTGATGCTTCGGGCCATGAATGCCAGTTCCCAGCTCCACGTATGCCGCATATTCTGAATCGGCGACAACATAAGTTTGTGCAGTATTGCCTTTAGAAAATGCCCATTGAGACACTTGGATCGAATCGCGGAGGTTTCCAATATCCACAGGACACAATTCAGCGGCTAATGCCTCGACCCGTTTTCCGATTGCCAATATAGCATTCTCCATAACCGCTTGTGGTATATCCAGCTTTTTTACAATCTCATCCAGCGGTTTCGTGTGCATAATGCCGCCGGAGTCATCTCCGTATTTACGCGCCATATCAATCCAGCTTTCGATAAACGATAAGGAAAAACAGACCGGCAAGATTCTCGCCAGATGATGTCGCCGTGAAATGAATCGTGATCCTGTCCCCGGATGCCAGCAGGGCTTCTTTCTCCTCAATAGTTCCCATACTGACATATACTCCATATGTCAATGCCAGGCCGGAAGCAACCGGACCGCCAACGGAGATAGATGCCAGCTTATTTGATGCATTCTTTTTTATATCAATAGTTTCATAATCCGCATCTGAATCGGCAGCCTCAGATGCATATGATCCGATATAGATTTTATCAATCTGAACGGCGCCATTTGCCCGGAATGCCGTTATAACTTTTGTATCATCGGATGCTGCTGTGATAGCCCCAGCCGAATTAATTGCAATGTGGAATCGGTTTGCTGCATTCACAGCCTCTACAATACCATCAAGCGATACATTAAAATATTCAGTGCCGTCATCTTTGTTTTTGATGCTTAGATGATCCCGTACAGTCTGATCGCTCGTAATCTGCCCATTTGTATCGAGCGAATTAATGACTTGCTCTTCTGCTGTTATTGCCGAGGTCTCTGTAGCATCCACCGCATATTCGAGATGGAGTACACAACCGGAAAGCGCCATCCCGGTCAGCGTCTTGGTGAATGTTAAATAACAGGCTTCCTCTGCATTGAGTATGCCATGCGCTGTTGAGAGTGTCCCAAGTGATACCGGTGTTTTGGCAGTCAATCCCGCAGCCGTAGTAGTGGATACAATTGAATTTCCGTCGGCATCTGCGAGCGCGACTGTCTGATATGCCGTTGCGCTTGCCGCTACAGTAGTATCAACAGAAATATAAGCAGTGAGCAGCGTAATCTTTTTATTTGAGATAATAACAGGATACCGGAATGCATCGGAATCGGCTGCAATGTCGCCTAATGGAATATTGAGCACCCGATGGTCCCAGCCGGAAGTCGATACCATCTCCCCATATTTGTTAAGCCGGAACACTTCCGTACCGGATTTTTTAAACAGAAAAATATCATTACCATGATCGTTTAAAACTTCGAGAACGGGATCGCCCGCCCCTTTGTCATCATCGAATGTTAGAATTGCCATGATTTATTTTCTCCAGATATAGACATTGTAAATCATTATAACAATTAATTTTACGATTCCACAGTGTACAGAATATGAAATGTTAAACCAGATATTGCCTGCCCGTTCAGGGTCTTGGTGAATGTCGCGTACGCATGTTCCCCGGCAGTAAGGATTTTATGAGTACCACTCAATGACCCCATTGTCAGTGGCACATCGGTATCAACATCGAATGCAGCGGTCCATGCCAACGAAACAATACTATTAGCAGATTCATCCAATACTGCAATCGTCTGGTAATTCGCAGCATCGAGAGCCTTATCCTCATCGCATGATAGATAAATTCCCACCAGTGTTGCCGCCTGCTGTTTAAAGAATATTACCGGCGTTATGGCATCGGAGTCCGCTACAATGTCACCGATATTCACCGATTCATAAAAATATTGCTGATTGCACGTAGTATCAGGCAGCCCGTTGATGTCGACTGAGAAGACCTCCACGGTATCCTTATAGAATACAAGGAAGTCCCCGGAGTCCTTGTTAACCTCCACAATCGCCCGGCTTCCCTTGCCACTGCGTAATGTCATTACTGCGCCCATATCTTATTTACCCCTCCGCTTTGGTTTTTCGGTACGGTCAATTTCCTCATCTATTCCGTCGCTCGCTTCAACTGGCGACGGGGAGGATATCGCAAGATTCTTGTGTGACTCTACGGCAGCCGAAAGCCAGGGAAACTGCTTCATTAGAACATCGGCCTCCGCCCTTGGAATCTTCCCGCTGATAATGTTATTGACTAATCCAATTCTATCTTTCATTGCCCAAGTCCTCTCGATATTGATTTTCCATATTGCAGGTCAACTTCTTTATGGCTTATGTCCCCCATTGCATCTGGAGGCATGTCGATATTGACGATGGAGAATGTCTCGCCGTTAAATTCAATCCAGTAATCGGCTTGTAAATTCGCATCCTTGTCGAATATCATGAGACCATCAGTGATTACATCATGCCCCAACCTATCCGTTTTGTGTCGTGATACCCGTTGATACAGGCATTCATATTCACCAATGGCAACCTGTTCCGGCTCCCCATATTCATTTTCTTCTACCGGCTTCGAGACCGTGCAGGTATGGGGGAGATAAACTGGAATCATTAGCATGCCCTCCGATGGGGAAGCCTATTCAATATGCCACGAATGCCACCATACTCGACGCCATATGATATATTGATTTTACCAAGTCCCTGGCTAAGTAAATTAGCCGGGTTCGAGATCATTAATATTGCTATCTGTGCCGTCGCCAGCTTCACATTTTCGGGTATTGTTGCATAGCCATAGGTATATGTTATTTTAATGTTCTCCGATTCACTGCTGTCCCAGCCTGAGCCATAATAGATTGCATTCCGTTCTTTATTGATTTCGAATTGAGTGATGTCCTTCGACTCATCATCAATCTTGATTACCGTTACCACGCTCACCGGATAGTTGCGCAGAAAAAGCCAGCACTGCCCATCGCCGACATATTCCTCATCTGTTGCCGTTTGAGATTCCCAGCAAATCCGAGTTGTGGATTCAATGAGAGCCTGAGCGGCATTGAGTATATCCTGCGATAATGTCTTGCCGGTTCTGGTTTTAGCTTCTTCTGCTGTGCAATATGGCATTAAATTACTCCAAACTTAAGGCACTGCAACCCTGATATAAACAACCGTGTCAGACCCAGATGCCGTAAATGAGCGCCTGCCCCCTATCCAAAAGCGAATAGAATCCGTTTCCGGTCGTGCTGCAACCCATGCACTATCTCGATATGTCGATGCCCAAACAGAATCTTTATGCACTTGAAATCCGGGTATAACAATATCCCGATATGTTGCACCCGCAATATAAATTGCAACACTGCACCGAGCCGCCGGAAAGCCTAATTTGCCAGCAAAAAATGTATTGCCTTTTGAATTGCGCACACTTCCTGAAACTTCAACATTGCGCGTATAGAGATTTATAATATAACCGCGCCACGCCTTGACAATATCTGTTAGTATATTCTCATTTGTAATCTTGCTGGCTCCAGACTGAAATTCATTGGCTTTAATCACGCCGTCAGATTCATACAACCCGATATGCAGCTTCCAGAGTTCCCCGCCTCCGGTCGGATTATTCGTACCCGCCCAGATGTATCCCTGATAGGAGACAAGGAAGCAAATCTCCGTATTGGTCGTATCTCCAAAGCCCCGGGTCGATGCCCCGATAAATATATTTGTATCCGCTGTGGTATAGAATACCCGCGCCCCTCGACTTGATTTCGTGCCTACAAATAATTTATTGCCGTAGACCAAGGCGCTTGTTGCCCTCACGTTTTTCATTCCGACTTCGCCAAACCCGGAATCGTTTTTGAATGTAATGGCATACCATGCCGTATCCCGCCGCGCATCAGTACGGTAAATTCGCACTCCGGCAGTGTCCCCGGTTATTGCATAAAGATATTGCCCCATCGGAATCAGTTGATCAATGGATGTCATCTTGGAGCGTGGAGCGTTTCGGTTAAATCCTGAATCGGATAGCGCCACCGTCCAGACAACTCCATCCGTTGATCGGAACATCTGGCATCCGGTACGGTTATATGTGCCTACCCAGATATATCCATTCCATACCGTCGCTGATGTAATCTGCGTATTCTCGCATATCCCGGAAGCGTCAAAGCCGTTAGTGTCTGAGACCGCCCATGTCGACAAATCCGCCGTAGACCATAGCTCCGCGCCACCCAATACTTTGGAGGCAAGTGTCCGGTTATCGTTTTTATATGCTACATATAATCGCCCTTTAAACTCTTGCATGACAGTCACGGAATCATTGTCGTTATCCCCCCGCCCATTGGTATCAACAACCACAAGCGACGTGTCCATTGATGTAATACTGTAAAGCCGACCGCGTCCCAATGTATCCGTATGTGCAAGAACCAGCTTTCCGTCAAATACCGTAATCTTGGAAGTCGAAATATTGAAGGTATCGTTTACTCCGATGCCATTGGTAAGCGTGCGGGAGGCTATTGTTTCATTCTGATCAACGGTATAGAGTTTATTCTTGTTGGGCTTTCCGTTATCCGTGCCGATGAAAAGTAAGTCCTGAAATACCGCCGCTGACCGGAGAGCTTTATTATTTGTGTTCCCCAGTCCATTGGAGCTCACCTGAGTCCATGCCGTCGAATCAACATAGGCAACAGTGCGGATATATCGGCGATATATCATAGATGGTTGATACTGCCCGATGCCGATGTCCCAATAAACAATATTTGCCAGGATTGCGGCGAACACCAGAATTGCGGCTGTCGTGAAAAGTCGCTTCGTTCTCATTATACCGCTCCCTCGATTTTGGTTTCAACTGTGATGGAATAACCCGCTGTTTTTGATTCTGTCTTGATATACATCGTACCATATCCCTCGCCGGCTAAGCCGATTGCCGATCCCGGAAGAAGAACCGCATAGGTGCTGCCATCAAATGAATACTGAAGTTGCACCGTCGTCGATTGGTTGACTATTGTTATTGATTTCGGCTTCCTGGTGAATGTTATGGTTGCTGCTGTCGTGGTAGCTGTTCCGTTATGAATCTCCGGAATGCCACGCGCCTGTAATTCTGTTACCGATTTAGCCATTGTTAATGTCTCCGCCGTTATAGTGCCGGTTGAGTGAGTAATGCTTCATATGTTGTATGCTGTCCTGCCGTTTTGGATTTAACATAGATAGTTGAGAATTGCCCGCGCTTCGTTAATTCCGCATCAGGCCCAATTGTAAAAAATGTAGTGCCCCCATCCAGGGATATGTACATAGAATTCATAATACCGGAATTATGTATTGTCAATTCCAATATCGGAACTTTGGAACTGCCAACAATATCCGCTGCTGTATTTGTTGTTGTGCCATTTACATGGGCAATATCGCCGTATGCCATTAATGATTGCAAGTTTTTGAACATGGCTTATTTCTCCGCCTTTTTAACACCCGGTTTCAGAATTGCCTTTTCATCATCGAGCATCAGCGCATCAATGAGTTGCGCTTTTGTAGAAATTAAAGTTAAGTCTATTCCCCGGTCTTTGGCAAGTTTTTCCAATTGCTTAAAACCGGAACCTTTATAATCTATGACCGGACGTTGCGGCACATCCTCGGCTTTTACTGGTTCCACAGCCGAGGCCTTGGGAAATATCGTCTCCTCATCTAAATCCTTTTTACGTATTACTTTATCGATGTCCTTCCACATGGTTGGCATATCGATGAGCAATTGCCGCGCCTTTTTAGGTGAGACGAATATCACATTGAGTTTGATAGATTCGGCATCACAATAAATGCCATCCCCGCGATAGAACCGCTGCTTCCTATTTCCGAGCCATTTCAGCTTGATAGTACCCTCGATTTTCATGGCAGCAAGGCGCTTGTCTGCTTCCTCGATTTCTCTTTTTGAATCCGCTGATATTTCCCACCAGTTTTTATGCTCGGACAAAAGCCGCAACGCATGGGTGAGCGGAACGTCGATTGTGCATGTTGCCGGGTTTGCTGATTTACAATAGAGACCATCGCCCCGGTATATTTTCGTCTTCTGGTCGCCTTTGAATATTAATAGTGGCATACTGTCCCCTTATAAAAAAATATCATAGAGGGAGCGGCAGCCTTCATAATGGAAATTCCTGGTCAGAAAAACCACCATCGGGCCGCCGCAATCCCAATTTATGATTAGCTTATAAATACACTCGGTGCAACAATCTGGCAAAGAATATGATCGTACTGTTCCCCTGCCGCTTCAAAGCAACGCCCGAATGCAAACTCCTCAATACCTGTAGCGACGCCAGCTATCTGATGAGCTGCCGCCCATTCGATACCTTCGCCCGCCACGGTCGCAGCAGATGCTTCCAGATAAGCAAATCCGCCGATCTGAATCAATGCCCAGACCGTTCCAGCAGCCGTTCCCGTTCCACCAATAACAACCGGCCCGATGCAGTCAACCGCTGCGGCTGAAGCTGCTTGAACTCGGTGAGTTGATCCCGCAACAACCTTGGTAATATTACCCCTGGTCAATGTCGATCCGCTGGTAATCGGAAACCATGCGCACTGCCCCATAACGGGACCCTTGCCATTTCCGAATTTGTAGCGGATAATCCGGTCAATATAAAGATTCTCGGCGCCTGCGGTATTCTCATCCTTGAAATATAATGCCCGGACACGGTCACGATCCCATGAAGTTATGTCGATTTCGCACATTTTATGCGCAGTGGCATTCGTTCCAAGAACATTTTTATACGTCTGAATCGTGCCGCCATTATCAATTGATACCGTCATTTCTCCGGTCGTTCCATAATGGGCGCTATCAACCGAATGAACCCAGAAGCCGAGATAATCAGTGTCCCTCCAATCCATTTCCCTTTGCTGGGATGGATAAGCAATCGGAACAGGAGTCGATTCATTGATAAGAGTTGTTTTATACACTCCTGTTGCATTACCATCTCCGGCAAGCTTCAAGCAATTCGTGCCGACCTTGTTCCCCCCAGCTCCTACCGTCATTGTGATTCCAGATGTAACCTGCGTCCAATCTCCGCTGGTTTCACAGTCATTCACTTCGATGATAATATTCTGTCCCGCGCAAACCATGAGATTGTTTAACAGATCAAGCAGCCCTTTACTGTTTGGGTCAACCATGCCACTCATCTTAACAAGGTCATAAGGATTGACAAGATTCCCCCTGCCATGTTGCGGTAAATCCATTCTTTTCATCTGTATTCCTCCATTTGGTTACGTTTGCCGGGTTCCGTTATCTCATTTGCGAGTGCCGCCCGGCATAGGTAATCGTGAATTACAAAAAGTTTATTATGCTGTCAATGAATATCCAATTCCGACGGTCTCTTCACTCGCCGAAGGAGTAAGTGCCTGTTTAAAATCTCCCTTCTCGGTCGTTACAACCTGAGTCTGCTGGGTCGCGATTATCCGTTCTACCTCAGTCCGCTGTGCCCTCAAAGAACCCAACACGAATGCCGGACGGTTGACTAACAACACCACCGTATCGGTTGTGGTTGTTCCGTCATAAACACCGGAAGTATTCAAATCCTGCCGCACAAATTCGGAGACTACGACGGGAATGTTGTCTATCCGCGCCAATTCCCCAGTAAGGATCGTTGCATTCGCGCCGTACTTGTCCAGTGTTTCAACCTGATCCATTGAAAGCGCCTGGATGTAAGCGGATATAGACATTACCCATGCCAGATCGTTTGGATTAACCCCGAAACGACCCATTGCCTTTCTAATCAACCGAAGATTGTCGATGCTGTATGTAGATATATCCACCGCAGCTGCGCCGGAGCTCCCGCCGGAATGAAGTCTCAATCCATCATAAGCTTTCCGAATGTCCAGCGAAGATGTCACATCTGAATCCTGATGGGTTGTAGCATCATCACCATTAATAACTGAATCCTCTTTGGCGTCCGCCAAAGCCTGCCGGACTTCCTCGGTTACAAAGGGCAAAATCGGAACAATGGAATCAATATCCAGGTCATCTGAGAATAAAACCCGAACGCCAAATGTCACGGCATTGAATGACATCTTTGTTGCATTCGGATCACTGCCAGGAATTTTTGTTGCATCATCGTCAGTAGGTTCAGCGATTAAATATGCTCTCATACGCCCCCCCCTGACCGGAGCCTCATAGTTTGAACGCGGCAAATTAATGGTGCGGAATAATGCAGCCACCTTCAGCATTAACCGCACGTCATCAATCATTGCCGCGCTCATTTGCGTAGGAATGAGATCAGAAAAATCAGTCGTATCCATCGCCTTATATAAAAGCGGATGATACTTTAATTCATTGTGCCAGTACTTATAAAGCGGGTCTTCCCTAACCACCGTCTCATATGGGCGATTTGTCTTGATTGCCTTCGCCATATTGTAGAGAAGGATTTGGTCGTTCATCTCCATTAGCTCTTCGAGGCCATCATAACTGCCGACCAATTTATAATGACCAGGACGGGGCATGAATTTAGTACGCGGTTTGTAGAGCAACCGTTTGACTGGATTGGGATCATGCCCATAAAGATTACATATTTTGGTATATTCGCTATTGGCGGTCTTCTGAAATTCTGCTTTCCGCTTGATCGTATCCGGGTCATCATCTTTTCCAAAAATCAACCCCGTTCCGCCGACATGCTGAAAATCATTGACTTTCCGCTGAATGTCCGCCAGTTCTTTAGAAAATTTCTCTTCGATGCCTTTGATTTCAGATTCTGTTTTATCCTGCCCGCCCTTGATTGCATCCATCACCGATTTGACTTCCTGCTTGATTCCATCGGTAATCTTATTCAGGTCTTCTTGTGTTGTTGCCATTTGTCTGGCCTCCCTATTAGTGCATTAATGCGCTGTGAATCTCCCTAAATGGAGATATGATTTCTTTTACTACCTCTTGATTAAATTTTATCTGCTCATCTGTTTCCGGTTCACCCATAATTTCCTCCAGGGAGGTAACCAGTTTCTTGGCAATATTATAGGCACGGACGATGTCTTCATTGCCTTCATGTAATGACACTTTTACGAGTTCATCTGGCTCATCATTGTGTTTCGTTATAAGATGTGGCGTTAAAATTTCCTGAATTGATTTCCTGAATTGATCAAGAAAATCTTTCATCATTTGTTCCTGATATACACCGAAATTTTTAGACAATGCACGCGGATTCATCGGGAGATTGACCGCCGATAATTCCGCCCATTCCCATTCTGGGAAAAAAAGGTATTCATTCGCCGTATCATCACTCTTACCCTTAACCTTCAATTCCGGGGGCTTAAGCGGAAACCATCCAATCGAAACACCGCGCATAACCTTACGTTGGTATTTGCCGTAAATCTGCGCAGCAAACGGATCATCGAGATCGAATTTCGCAGGAACTTCTGCGCTGTTCTTCTTGACATTCAATTCATCCATCATCAGATTGCCGATTGCCGGGATAGATGATCCGAACATGGCGCCCATGTCATGCTGCCAGAGGAACACTGGATTGTTTTTCAGGTCATCATATTTCATACCCTCCATTGAGAGTGATTGATGCCCCCGGTCGATCATTGAATCGATAAATGTAAACCGGATAATCCCATCCTTTTCATCATTTCCAGCCTGTTTGATTTCCGGCACAATCGCCTTGTATTGAAATTCAGGAACGGTAAGCTCTGACATTTCACTTCCCCTTCTTTAATTTGCCGTCATCGATATTGATGGCAGTTTTATTATCTTCGTCCTTTATGATAATATTGGCATCTGATATCAATTTGTCATGAATATCCTGTTTGCTCCGGACATTTTCATCTGAGTAATATATTCTATCGACAATCCCTTTTCGCGTGCCTGCCATATTACAACTCCTTCAACTCTATTATAAGCTTTCCATATCCGTCGTCATCATAAACAATCTTAGCCGATTGAACTTCATATTTAGTACCACGCCTCATGACAACTTCACTCTCACCCGGCATTTCGGAAAGATTTTTAACCTTGACGGCGGTCTTGGGTTTTTTGATAATAAAGTTGATCGGGTTATGTGATACAAATCCTACCGTTGAATCATTTGTCCAGGAAGATACGCCTTTCATATCGACTACCATGCCAGGTTTCAGGGCTTCAAACGATTTCAATGCGCCATTCGCAAGATTAATTCCCCGATATATTTTCCCCTGATATTTTGGAGCCTTCAAAAGAAATTCGTCAAGGGTATCCGCAATGCGCTTCACCTCTTCAATGCCATATCCAGATAAATTAGACTGAACCAATTTCTCGCCAGTCAGGAATGAATAATCGTATGTGCGTATATCGGTATAATTACCACCGGTAAATTGTTTCACTGAATCAAGATATTCAATCGCCTTTTCGCGATTGATGGTATGCCCAGCAGCGCGCATACGGGCAATGATTTCACTCACTCGCGACTCATCAGGAACAATTGTTCGCTTTGTTTCTTGGCTATCAGACGGCAAGTCATCAAAGCCAAGCATTTTCATAAAATCATCTTGGACTTCAGGGAAGGCCTCTTTTTTGATTTCTATCTGCAATCCTTCTTTTAGTGTTGCCTTTTCTTCTTCAAGATTTAATATCGGCACAATACGGCATCGGCAA